CTCGTAATCCATTCCTACTGTCTGGCTCCCTGCATGGTGAACATATGCCCTACTTACAAAATGCTGAAATCCAGCCTTAGCCATGTCCATACAGATTATATTATCTGAAAACCAATTTATAGAGGGAAATTTAGCACTCATCCACGCATCTTTAGTTACAGCAGCGCAAATCGGAGCGATTACTTTTGCCTCTTTTATTTTTTCTTCACTACTGTATTTCAACGCTGTAACACTATCCCCCTCTATCGGGAATCTAATATTCTGGTCATGCAATACATAATCCGACCTACATCCTAACCAACCTACCTTGAACTCTCTATCGCCTGTTAGAAAGTCATAGTCCTTCTTTAACAGTTCGTAAGTCGTAGGAGTAAATACCACATCATCATTACATACAATTAATGAATCGTAATGCCCATGTAGGAATGTGTAATCGATCGCTGAATTATATGCATCTCCGAAATTGGTAGCAGTATTGGGTCTGAAGATGACATTTCCCTTGTCTCTGACTCTTGCCCAGAGTTCCAAGTTATTACCGCTAAGGTATATCGGTATATCTGGTGCATACTGATTTATTGACTCCATTAATACATGGATGCTCGGACTGTTTACAGTGCATATTACGATTGCTTGCAAGTAACCTCCTGTTAGTTGTCGGTATCAGCTATTCCCCATTGTCCGTGTGCACTATGCCACTGCCGACTGTTCACTAATACCAACACGTCATGAGCACTCACCGTATTTCTCCGGTAGTGGTGCGTTCTACCATCTCCAGCAAATGCTCATGCGTCTTGATACCCCAGAAATACAAATCTTGCGGGTTGCTATTCGTTAAGAATCCGTAACTCTCAAATTCCTCAAACGTAAACTTTTCCCTAAAATCCTCCTCCGTTAAGTTGCGGTAATAATCACCACAAAAAGGAGCATCATCAGGACTAGTCCGTTTAGTTCCATGCTCAGGTCTACCAGTAGTTGCACAAGAGAAAAACACTAGCCCACTACTCATCCTAATCATATTCCTAAATGTTGCTTCCCATTCAGGATTATGCTCAAAGCACTCACAACTAGCCACAACCTTAAAGTAACCATCAGGAAACTCTAATTCCTCCCCTTTAGCTACTAAGTCAACACCCTTACCTTCACCTAAATCCACCCCAATATACTCACAGCCATCAAAAAACTGCCTGATTGAGCCGTTAATGTCCAGACTTCCTACTTCCAGCACCCTCTGTCCTGCAAAGTAAATAGGGAATCGGTTAGTTAATAATCTGACAAAATCTAGCTGGCTCTGATGACTCAATTGCTCACCATTTGGTTTTGTCTGCCCAGTACGCTGCACTCATCTTTCCCTTAGCGATATTAGCCGCGTGACGAGCTTTAAACGATGCTCTACGGGCTTTATCTGCCGCTGACTCACCTTCCCTAGCAGGAGACCCAGAAACGCCTTGCTGACCGAATCTGATGAGTTTTACCTGATCCCCAGATTTAGCCAATACAGCATGAGACTTAGTAGGATGACTAGGTGTTTTCTTTGGCTTGTTGTAGCCAGCAAACTCCTCTTTGCCGCGCTTAATCATTTCTTCCTCGCTGCTCTCATGTTATCCACTAGATTCGGGTAAGGTCTACCTGCCGCCTTTGCCATCTTCTTAGCCGATGACTTCTGAGTAGGAGTCAGCTTCTCAGGCTTGCCTATGCTTTTAGGTCTAGCCTTGTCCCAGATAGGCTTTTTCATTTCTTCCCCTTAGAAGCCTTGCGCCCTTCACTTAACATGATCGCAGTCGCTTGTTTCTTAGAAGTAACTACAGGGCCACCCTTACCTGAGTGCAAAGTGCCAGCCTTGAATTCGTTGTAAACCTTGCTCATCTTCTTTTCAGCTTTAGTCTTTTTCATGGAATCACCTCTAAATGTCCATTGTCAAAAAGTAATCCTATTGTTTTCCGATGCGATTCTTCCCACATTTCTACGCGCTCCTGCTTGCTTAGATTCTTGCCCTGATCTAACTCGTAATGGCAGGTAAAACAAAGGCTAGCAATCCTAAAATCACTAGCCTTTATACCCTTTCCTTTCCCATCTCGCAACTGGTTCGAGTGCGCCGCTACTACCGTTCCGTCTTGTTTCCCGCAATGCTGACAAGGGAAGTTTCTGACTATCTCCAATAGCTTTTTGTTTCTGTAAATCAATTTAAATTTAAACTCTTAATTAGGTTATCTCTTTCTTCTCTACTTAGCTCACCAGCATATTTCACTGTGGATTTAGTTGTTGCGTTCTTTATTGTTAATTCGAAAAACAACTTGTCGCTCTCTTTTTCTTCTTTTTTTCCACCTATACTCGTTACAGACATGTTATTTAATATCATTCTTTTTCTCCAAATACTCATATAAGGCTTCATAATTTATTTTATATGCAACAACTTTATCTGGATCATAATTAACAAAACTCTCGCCCTCATTGCACTCAGGACACACAGTTACCGTTCCGTCAGAACAAAAAGGATCGTTTGCAGTAGGAATCTCATCCTTGTCTATTACATAACCGCAAAACTCACATTGAGCCAAATTTGAATCATCAGTATTTTCCATCATATTCTCCTATTGAGTATTCCTGTCTATATTCCTATTAGAAGCCTCTAGCGTCCTAAATACGTCTATCCTTGCCTGTGCTGCTACCAACATCCACCTTAGCCTCTCAGCCTCCTCTACAGCCTCTCTAAGCCCCTCTACGCACGTTTTATATTCATCTGAAGTATAGGCATCAGCTTCCTTCTCTGCCATTGTATTTTTTAAACTTCTTTGGAATCCAATAGCTTTAACCGTTTTACGATGTTCTGTTAAGTAAACAACATCAGATTTAGCCTTGGCATATGCTCCAGCGTTTTTTATTAAAAAATTAATCGCTTCGTTCGGGTCTATTGTTTTCATATTGCAATCATATTCCTTTAGACAATAAGAGAGGCCAAGAAGGTGATATTCCCATTCTCCAGCCATCCTAATTAGGACTGCTGCACCCAGAAGGTCTACATTCAATTTCCAGAGCGCCCGTATCGTGGACTATCCGACCATCACCTATTTGCTCTGTTCCTGAGATACCTGTAGCAAGTTCTCGCGCTGGCCTCTAAAAGCGCACTCGGTTCCCTTGGCAGCAACCCCGAACATGGGTTCATTTCTAACGCGACCAGTACGACCTAGACAATAAAAAAGCCCTCTAGGTTTGGCTCTCCGTGTGCGGTCACGTTCCCATTTAAGGGATGAGAACCAAAGCTAAAGGGCTTTGATTGTTATCTATGACCGCACATAGACGATCAAACTATACCAGATAACTTCTTTATTGTGTCAACTGCTTCCTGTGGACTATTTACTACAGTTACTTGCCCCTTCCAATCGTAATGCCAGATAACCTGATCCGGAGTTAACCTCCTCTGGCTTTCAGGCTTTTCCCCATCCTTAACTTCTAGTAAATAGTTGTTTCCTTTGTAACCTACCAATAAATCAGGGCATCCCTTACCTACAGCGTGTAAATGCTGAACAGTAGCCCCTAAGTCTCTTAGTGCTTTGACAACTCTAGTCTGGTTAGAATCTACCTTCTTAAAAACCATTACTTACCCCTTGCCCTAATAGCTTTAGCTGCTTCTATGTATGTTGCTGAATTAAAAGCAATCTGAGCACAAAATTCACGTTCTATTTCTATTAACTCTTCAAACTTATCAAGTTTAGACAATAGATCAGACGTATATTCAAATCCTGCCTGCATTAGCATTTCTGTTAGTTTTTCTCTGTTCATTCCTTCCCCCTTGCTCGGATAGCGGCGGCGCAGTTCATGCATCCATCGTTGTACAAATGCTGCGTCCATGCCGCCGTAGCTTCTTCACACACTTTCGCACACGCCTCGCGTTCGGCAGCAGCGACTAGACTAGCGAAGCGTTCAAGCAAGTTTGAAAGCGATCCGCTTGTATAAGTCATCCCCAGTGAATTCGACTCAAACCCCGCTTCACGCGCCATCCTAACAATGTCATCTCTATTCATCGCGCCCACTCCAAAAGAACAGCCACAATAATCCCAATGCAGATCATTAACAGATCAAACCATAAAGGGATAGAAACAAATTTATTCTTTTTTGGCTCCATAGCTCGTTCCATTATTCTTGTTAGTTCTTCTCTATTCATACCATTCTCCTTTTTCGCCACGGTTTCCCATAGACCACTGTTCTTTACAGTCAAGTTCTAGCTTATTTGCTTTTTCTTTTCTTTTTTCTCTTACTAAACTTAAATATTCCATTGCCTTGTTTCTATCCTGTACTCTTAATTGCAGTACATATCGAACCTCGGCTTTATGACGCTCAAGCTCTAAATCTTCCTTCATTGTCAAAATCCATTGGGAAAGCACCTAGTTTTTCTACGAATTGCTGACTGCTCGCGTGATACCAAAGTTTGTACCACTCTGAAGCATCTCCATTCCTCTGCTTTTCACACATCAATAACGTATCAGCAACATCATCTAACCCTGTTTCTCCATTCTTAATCATGTTCTCTTTCTTTTTGTTGCGCCAAACTAAGAACACGTTATCTACCTGATCTGCAATAGACCCAGAGCCTTTCAAATCATTCTTATTTGGCTGCTTCTCATCAGTCTCTTGCTTACGGATATGATGCACAAGATGAACATGTACGTTGTGATCTCTAGCCAATGAGCACAACTCATCTACAAACTTCTTCTGCTCGTTATAGTCATCTTCTTTTTCTACGCACTTCATCAAGCTATCGATAAAGATATGCGTTATTTCTTTTTCCATAGCGCAATATCTCGACATAGCAATTACCTTATTAGAGCTGGTAGTTCCTTGCTGATCGTAAATAAATAATTTGCCAGCAATAAATTTCCTAAACCTAGCCATAATTGCGCGTATGTACTCATTACGGTCAGGAGCCAATGGATCATCAATAAACTCACCAGCAAACTGACGAACCATCCTCCATAGCGTCTTTTCAGGCTGCATCTCAAAAGAAGCAATACATACTTTCTTTCCTTGACGTATCAATCCAAGTGCAATCTGGCCTGTAATAAGCGACTTGCCGCCGCCATTTGTTCCAGCATAAACCGTTACCTCACCCATCCGATAACGGAAATCGCTATGCGTACTACTCCACGGCATAGTTACATCCTTGTCAACTTTAGGATTGATATAGCTTTCTTCCATTTCAGAAAGCCACTCAGTCGCATCCTTAACTTGACTAGTTACATCATGGAAATGTAGATATTTATCAACATCAATATTGCGCGAAGATATTTTCGATTGTTTGATAATCGCATCGAGTTCTTCAGCCCTAACTTCAAGCATACTTTTCATCAATCTCTCCCACTACAGCACATATTCTTTCAAAAGCCGTGTTCAAACGCTCTAAATCGCTTTCTGAGACGTTTTTTCCGTTGGTTATATCCCGAGCTACCATCGCTACGATTAACGCCTCAAATCGCGTTATTTTCAATAAGTCAGATGGATAGAATGGTCGGCGTTCTGGTTTGGCTGGTTTTGTACGATAAGCCAACGAACTATCATCTGGTGGAAATAAATCTGTTAAGTCCATTCCTACCGAAGCAACTATTTCAGCAGCAGAACAACCTGAAAAGCATTTCACAAGGATTCGCCCATCGTCCAGCTCTCGAACCGCTAGTGACGGAGATTTATCGTTATGGGCAGGACAACATGCAGTCCAGCGACCATTCCTGCCGTGAACCTTCTTCAGCCTCGAAAGGAAGTCATCTATCATTTTGCTCTCCTAAAAATATCAAATTCAGCAACTTTATTATTTGTAATTTCATCTTCCCATCGATGACCATTTAGCCATGTAGCAGGATGCGGGACAAATTGAATTTCTTTATCGCAAAGACCTTGAGCATTAATTGCGGATAACATCTTTTGAAGCAGTTCATCGCTAGGCTTCAAACGATTCCAAACCTTTAATGCATTTGGTTTAGCAACTTTTCTAGGATATTTCTTCCAGAAAACATCAAATAAATCATGATTAATATTATTGTTCTTTGTTTCTTGTTTATTGTTAGTTGTTAAGGTTACGACTGGCAACCCATCAATAACCGAGTCGGTTTCTATTGGCTTTTTAGGTCTGCCACCTGATTTACCATTGGTTTTATTGACTTTTTTCTTGTTTTTATAGGCTTTGATTTTCTCGTCGCAGTGCTTATTGACCCAACCTTTGTCAGTTTGCGTAAAAAATTCGTTTAGGATGGTTTGAACTTCATCCTGATAGTTTTCGAGTCTGAGCCTACGAATCATCATTCCGTAGTCAGCCCCTATAGGCGCTTCAGTATCGTAATAGTGGTCGATTAAACGACGATATACAGCTTCTTCCACCAACGTTAGGTGTGCTGTATGAAGATTCCATACGGAAATTTCGAACTTGTAATAATGCACAATCGCCCCTTATATCATCGGGTAGCTATCACTGGTGAAGATCAAGGTCAGGCTGGTGATAAGGCAGCTTTTCGGGTTGCACTCCCTAGACCTTTGTTGCAACTATAAACTATTTTTTCCTCAGTGTGCAAATCCTACACAAATCTCCATTCTGAAACTGTACTGATGATCGAGTTCTCTTGCAACTAGGACATACTTTCTTGGTGAAATTATATATTGTTGGGGTTTTGGACTTTGATTTTTGAGTTGCAAGTTTTGAAACTTCTTCGTTCAATTGGCTGTCCTCTAGGGCTGACTGTTGGTAAAAATGTATTCAGTGGCTTAAATACCATAGGTTGACGTATTACAACTTCTGTAACAACTTCTGGTTCTTCTATCTTAATATTTTCGTAATATCTACCATCCTCCTCCCTAACGACTTCAAATCCAATCAAGATATTTAGCTCTCGCGTAACCATAAATTGATCGTCGTACTGCTTTAAAGCCTTGTGCAATTGCATTACGGTTAAGCCGGGATGTTTCAGTACATACTCATATAGTCTTGCTCTTTTGCTACCAATCTTAGGCTTATAGCTTCTTTTAATCATTTGTAAGTTATCTATAAAAAAGTTTTTACACAAAAATATTGACTGTGGTATCGTTCTCTTACCGCAACACGCGGGGTTACTAGGAGAATAATATGAACCAAATCAAAATCGCAAATGCAATTACGTCAGGAAAATATTCTTTTGAGCAAATTGCTGAAATGTTTAATGTTCGCGTTATGGATGTTGAGATTACATGGTCTGAAATGAATGATGCAGACGCATGGTATTACGTTCAAATTAGTCAACTAGGAGAATAATATGAAACGTCACGAATTTGAGCAAGAGTGTTTGCAAATGATTCTAGATAAAAAGCCTGAAGATTTTCTAGAAGAGTTTGAATATGGTGACATGAAAGAGTTTCTTGCAGACTTTCTGGTTGCTTACGCAGAATACAGGAATCAGCCACCGCTACTCAATGCAGCTATCGCTAGAATCATTGGCAAGATGATTGAATATGCATCAGCATACTCAAAACACGTTGATGATCGTGTTACCGCAGAGGACTTGTGGAACTATGAACAAGATATGAAAACTCACAAATGGGAGGCTCGTCGTGATTACTAAAATGCATAACTGGGAAATAGCTGAACTGGTCTACACCATCCGTTTGCTGGCTCATAACCTAGAGCAGAAACAAGACAAGACTCCTGAAGAAGAAGAAATCCTTACCATTGCTTACGAGTCTCTCTTGATCCCACCGCGGGATATTCATCAACTAGCTGACCAGATCGAGAACAATGAAAACTTTGCTTAACACTAATGATTGGTTTGGTCGCCATCCAATAATCTGTGGTTTAATGATGTTGTTTCTATACATCATTGGTTGCTCAATATGAAAGACGAAAAAAACATTCTCTACAAAGCAGACTATGTTCCTTCACATCGAACGGATATACGCAAGACTTTTGCTAAGTTTAAAAAAGAGCAGAAGAAGGCTTCAACGGTACAAGTTGCTGAGAAGCCACAACCTAACAATATTGTGCAGTATAAAAAATTCAAAGGATAAATATGGACTCTAATTATCAGCAACAGGCTGAACATGAGCAGCAGCAGTGGCTCGTCTATCAAAAGCTACAAAATGCCAGAGTTAAACTACAGGCTATGTCGTTAAAGAAGTCTGGTCATAATAAGTTTGCAGACTTTAAATACTTTGAACTTGCTGATTTCTTGCCATCTGTAAACACCATCTTTGCAGAACTAGGTCTTTGCTCTGTGTTCTCAATTAACGGTGATGAAGCAGTCTTACGGATCGTAGACTTTGAGACAGGTGGATCAATTCATTTCCGTAGCCCTACCGCTGAAGCCGTATCAAGGGTCACTATTGAAAGCGGTAAGTCTCCAGCTATACAGGCTCTAGGAAGCCAGCACACCTATCTCAGACGCTATCTAATGCTCAATGCGCTCGAAATAACCGAGCATGATGCAGTAGACGCAGTTATCGGAAAAGACGCTCCTAAGTCTGCTAAAGCAGTCACAGTGGACGTTTATGATTCCATGACTCAAGACGATCAGGGGTTTGTAGAGACTATTGCAACAGAAGCTAGGTGGATGATCGAGAAAGGAGATGTTGAGGGAGCAGTTAAATATATTAATGACTGTGAACTAGATGCAGACTTTAAAACTGCACTCTGGTCACGTTTTGATTCTAAACAACGTAATATGGAATATGACAACACTAATCGCGGCACTTTGTATCGTAACGAGAACAAAAAAGAGGAAAACCACCCTGACTACTCTGGAAGCCTAAATGTTGGAGGCAAAGAGTTCTGGCTATCTGGATGGGTCAAAGAGTCTAAGAAAGACGGTAAGAAGTTTTTTAGCCTGAGTATTAAACCTAAAGCTAAGGAAAATCCTCACGCTAAGAAGCAAGTTGAAGATGATCTGAACGATTCGATTCCTTTCTAGGAGGCAATATGAAATATCTAATCGCACTATGGATTGTTGCTTCATCCACTATGGCTTATGCCGCTTGTACTTATCACACATATTGTGATGCAGGTCGTTGTGTGACTTGCACAACTTGCTGCTACGGTGCAAATTGCAATACTAGCTGCTATTAATTAACGAGGGAAAGTCGGCACTTTGATTAACATTGGTCTGTGATCTGGCTGGCGAGTACCTCACCTTTTAAGGAGAACTAAGTGAAACTGTTGGACACTCTAAAAGAAAAATACGACCTGAAGAACGATGCAGCTATCTCTCGCGCTTTAGAAGTCGCCCCTCCTGTTATCTCTCGTATTCGTAACGGGAAACTAGAACCTTCAGCAGATATTATTCTGCGTATACATGAGAAACTAGGTATGCCTGTGGCTGATATTCGGGCTTGCCTGTGAAAGTCTTGTGGTATGTGATCTGCATACTAGCGATTATCTGGGCTGGTTCTGAGTTGTTTGTAGAACGAGTCCAGAGAGCCTACTTCAGAGGGTATCAAGACGGTCTTAGAGCCGTTCCTAAGCCTCCTGTGAGTGATGGTCAGTGTGCAGCATGGCTAATGGAAACTAATATGAAAGATGCCAAGCGGAGGATATGTAAATGAAAACTCCTAAAGAACTGGATATTGTTCGTAGACATGAAATGTTCGATGACACTCCTCTGATAGTTAAAATTCTAGAAGATGGAAAGATGCCAGAAATCGCCCGACACGTTCATAAAATGCACATTTACCAGAAGCATCTAATCGCTGAAGTCAGAAAACTACGGAGAGAACTAAAAAAATGAGTTGGAATATTGCAGAATTGAATGTAATCAGGTGGAGTGAAGCTAGAGGAATTATCCCTAACTCTACTTCTTTAGCGCAGCATAAGAAGGCTCAGGAGGAAATGAATGAACTTCTCACAGCTATTACAGACCGAGACAGGGCAGGAATTATTGATGGAGTTGGGGATATTCTTGTATGCCTTATTAATGTTTGCGCTCTTGAGGATGTCAGCATGACTCAGTGCCTAGAGGCTGCGTATCAGGAGATTAAGGATCGCAAGGGATACATGAATTCAGATGGTATTTTTGTGAAGGAAACAAATGGCTAGGCCTCGTAAGAATCCAGATGATCCTAAGTGGTCACAGCCAGAACAAACCGACGTTAAGTTGGTTTTATATGCTGTGTCTCTAGCAGGTGTAATAGCTCAAGGAAAGCCAGTAAGTCAGGAGCAAGCAGCTAGAAGTGCTATGGAATATGCCGAGGCTGCACTAAAAATATGGGGATAATATGGGCTGGCAAGACACAAAACGATATAAACAACGCAAAAGAGAAGAAATAGAACGAGTCAAACTTCTACACGATCTATTCTTTAAACATCCTATTTCAAAGAATCATACTGAGCGTAACACTGCTTTAAAGCAATCCTCAACTCATCAGCATCCATCGCTAGTTTGACAATATCTGTTGCGCTCTCTCGGTGAAGGTCTTTTCCGGAACAACCACTTTGTCCAGCACTGGCGGTTTCGGACACTCCACTACCCGAGGGGCGCTCTGGCCTGTGGCGCAAGCTGTCAAGGAGCAACTTATTAGTATCAGCAACTTTCTTAAGTTCACGATCCTTCTCCTGACGTAACTTATCGGCATTACCCTGCATTGACTGTTCTTTTTCCCTCATAGCCGTAACATTAGCCGCGTATTCCTCAGCTAATTTGGCTCTCTCCTGATCCCACTTGGCCTGAATCTTAGCCTGACCAGCATCGTCACCTTGCCAATGACCAACACCATAAGCACAGACCACCGCTAGAACGCCACCAGCGACGATATACGGGTTCATTTTGGCTCCGACATATATAGAGCTATCTCGTCGTTACGACGCTTCACAAGCCCCGGTAACACCTTCCCACCGGCCTTTGTGAACTTCAGGAACTCGTCCTTAACACCCTCAAAGTCGCCTCGATTATGCTTCTGGCGCAATGTAGACCGCTGCAATGTTCCTAGCCCAACATTGAACGCAAAAGAAACCAGCGCTCCCAGCCGATTTTCGTTAAGGTTATCAGGACAATAACGAAGAACGCCAGCGACAAACCGCTGTAAGTCTGCTTTAAGGATGTTATCAACTTCGTCTTTTGAAAATACACGGAAATCCTCTATCTTGAGTGCGAACTTGTCTCTTTCGGTTATAGGCATCTTGCCCTGCTCAGGGTAAAGCACATGGCCTACCCCAATCGTCCACAACTTTGCCGGGCATTTGTAGGGCTTGTACCTAACGCCCTCATGATGCTTAATCATTGCAATAGTTGCATCTGGTAGCTTCATTTCTTGCTATTCCCGCGAGAGCCGAACCACATCGCAATAATTGTCCCCAACAGAGCCATTTCATCAGCATCAAAGACTATTTCCATAATCTGAATCAACTCGCCAATAGACGTAACCTTGTCGCCGTGCATAAATATCCAGAGCATTGTCAAAAGGTTAATCAGGACAAGCTCAAACACAAAGATAAACGTAACGAAAGGACGGGTGGCTGCTGTAATGTCTTTAACCCACTGAGATGAATTCTCTAGGAGTTTCTCCTGATTGTTATAAATCATCCCCATCTGAGCCATGTATTGCTGGTGGTCTTGCTCATCGTTCTGGCGGACTTCTTCAGTCTTGTCAGCAGGCGAATAACCTTTCTCGGTCAGCCGAAGCTGCTGCTGCATCTGCATATGCAGAATGTCCAGCTCATGTTTCTTATCAGCACGATCCTGAAGCGTGTCAAATATTCTCGGAAACAGCGCAACGATATAGCCAGCAATACTCGATATAAGTGTAAGCATCATTCCCCCATTAAAATCTTAGCCCTGAGTTCTCGCATCTTGCGAATTTCTTGAATAGCAACTTGAGTAGCGTTGTGCATGTCTAAATAAGTCATCGCCAATAGTGGAATAGCAATAACAAACGTCAATGCCATTATTGCAAGACATAATACGATAACAAGCGATACGTCTGACTCATCCTTATTAGTATTATTACGCCCCACATCCACCCCACCACGAACAGGATTGCCCCAATCCATGTTGCTAGAGCCTTTAGCTTGTTTATTGTTCTTCTGCGTTGCCATGCGATTATTTGATTCTTCCGCAATTCTTCAGCTAAAGCAATGTTCTGTTCTTCAACTATTTGTTCCCACATAGACTCAAAACGAGTCCATACATCGCGTAATTCTGGTGGCGTGTGGTACACCATTAATTCCCGTACTTCTTTCAATGAGGCATCTAGCTGCGTTCTTATCTGAATCCTTCTTAACGCTCTTCTAGCTAGGCTCTCATCCCCCTTGTATACCTTCTTAGAGTTAGCTTCTTCCTCGATAAAGGCTTTAGCTAACCTATCGTACTCGTCAATAAAGTTCCCTAGATGATCCCAGATGGTATTTAACGCATCTTGTGGATGAGTCTTAGAAACTTCCTGAACCCTCTTGACCTCCTCGTTATATTGCTTAACCTGAGCAGGACTAGGATTTGTTATCTTATGGAATTGTTTCTTTAAGTCATCTAATACGTCTGATACATCACCGGCTGTGCTTTTAATTTCCTTATATAAAGCAACGCCACGCTTGCACAGGTCTATGGCAGTCGTGGCGGCTTTAAATGCAGCAGCTATAGTGATCGGATCAATGTTTTAACCCTTTATATGACCATTACCGCCTAACCACACAAGAAGGAATAATGCTCCAGCGCCTACGATCCAGAATATCTTCTTGACCACAGAACGACCCACTTCTTCATAGATTTTCTTGAAAGCAACCTCAGCAGCCTTTTCTGCAATATGGTTGATTTGCTCGTCAGTAAGTTGAACCTTTTCCACTTCTAGCTCCATTATTGGTTGATATTCGCCAATCTCGCCAAATTCACCCGCTACCGCCCTGTTAAATAACTCTCTACCGTAATCTTCTGGATCATCTGCTCTAGCGGTAAATGGTAACTTCTGACCGCTAATAGTGATAATCATATCAATACTAGTGTGCTCCGAGTTAGCCCATCTCATTAGCTAATCCGAAGGAATAGAGTCAATTTATATGGACTACTAGTTAATGTGTTTTCTCCCATAGCTCTCCATGTACCAGAAAGAGCATTTGCACCGCGAGAGTAAAATGCAGAAACACCACCACCAGCGCTAATCGCAGCAGTTGCATGACCACCAGCAGGGAAAATAGACGATCCTGAATATGTACTATCTGCACTAACAGAACTTGTAGCTATGTAACCATAAACATAAGTGCCAACAGCGCCATACGATAGAGCAGCGATCTTAGCGCCTACATTAACCGTTACAGCGCCAGTAGAACCATCTACAGAAGTCACGCCAGTATTCGTAATCGTCGGGTTTCCTGATACGCCTGTACCGTTAGAAACAGAAATACCAGTGCCAGCAGTAATCGTTCTAGCCACCGTAGTTGCCGATGCAGTACGCGCCACAATACCGTTAGAGCCGGGGTCAGATAATTTAGTAGAGCCACCAATAGCAGTATCCACATAAGCCGTTGTAGCGACCTTAGTAGAGTTATCGCTAGGAGATGCAGTAGTAGCCGTAGCAGATGACCCTAAAGCCACTGTAGAGCTAAATACAGCAGCACCAGAGCAAGTAAACGCGCCACCTACTGTAAAACCATCAGCATCAGTACCACTTTGCATATCCTTTAACTGAGCCATTAACTCACGGATTGCATTATTGATACCAGATGGAGCACAGCCCTCAGCAATGTTAATTCCACCAATATCGGTATTGTTTGACGCTGTTGAACTGTATTCAGATACTTTGTTCTTTGGCATTATTGACCCCCTAATAGACCTGTTACTGTACCTAGAGCAGCAGCACCCGGAACATTGCCAATAGGACGCATACCTTGAGTTCTACGCTGCAATTCCTGCAATATAGCCCTCTGCTCAATAGGATCAACAGCAAATAACCGTTTTTGCAACTCAGCAGAAGTCTCTCCGCTAATACCTTTAGTTCTAGCTAAACCCTGACGCGCAATATCCATAGCAACGCCAGTAAGTCCTCGAGTCGCATAAGACTGAGCTAATTGACCTAGTTCAGCAGCACCCTCAGAAGTAGCTAGTCTCTCACCAGTTTGAGAGCCACCCATCAACGCCTTAGCAGTCTTAGTTTGACCCTCAAGAGCATCAACATATCTTACAAAATCACGATACTGACCTTCATCAGTAAAGGCATAACGCATCAATGATTTCTGTTTATCGCTCTTAAATATCTGACGAGCAAAATCTCCACCCTTAAAGCTCTCAAGACGAGAATTAACGTCAGCCATCATGCCAAGACGAAACGCCTCTTTCTCAGCATCATTCATCTTCTTTAACTGATCGTATGCTTGTTTATATTCAAGTTTTTGATACTTTTGACCAGACTCAAATGCAGAACGAATACGCTCGTTATCAGCAAATTCAGCATTAGCCTTTGCATATATCGGATTCTTAGCCTTAATAAGATCATTAAACTCTTTTCTTACCGTAGCTACATCACGACCATATCCTGTTACTTTATTGGTAACCGAGTCTGTTTCTCTTTCAACAATACGATCAAGGCCAATCTTTATTTGGTGCATTACCTGAGTAGGAACCTTCCTATCACTTAGGAAAATATCCAAGTCTGGCAACGTATCTCCGTAAACCGCAGCACGTTTCTGAGCTTCACGATAAGCCTCTTGAAACACTGGACGATCCATGAATTGACGGAAATCTTTAGCAAAAACATTCTTGCTATACGCTTCTGGATATTTAGAACTAGCCGCAGACTTTTGATTTTCAGCTAAGAAATTAAGATATTCGTAACCATTAACATTCTTGCCAAGTCCAGCCCTATCAACTAATCCCTTCACAATGTCGCTAGGTTGGTCAATCATCCGAGACTCAAGGAATCTAGCTGTAGCCGCCTTTTGTCCAGAAGGAACAACATAGGCCGAATAAGCTAAGTCCTGAAGGCTTTTGCCCAAATCTGCAATTACAGGACGAGGAACACCAACACGTTGCATTTCTGCCAAAAGTTCTCTTGCCTCATCAACAGACAAGTTTTCTTTCTTTAGCGCATTAGCAATCATCTTAGAAGCTGCGCCCGGCTGATCTCCAATGCCAGAAGCAGTCAAAACATTACGGATAACCTTGCCTGCACCCTGAATCGCAACAGGAACTACGCCTCCTATAGCAGCGCCAAAAACGCCCGTTTCCAGAGCCTTTCCAGATACATCCTCAGTAGCCGTACCAGCACCAGTTAAAGCCCCTGTAGCGCCTCCTACAGCCGCACCTCGAGCTACTTGACCCGGCAAAGTCGTTCCAGTAATAGCCTCCTGAACTACAGGGCCAGCCCTACCTAAAGCCTTATAAGCCCCAAAAGGAGCAGCCAAAGCACCACCAAACTCAGTAACACCGCCAGCAACCGGATATTCCTTCTGGAATGCTTGTTGTTGCGCTCTCAGACGGTTACGCATTTCCTCATATTGCTGACCAGAAATAGCGCCAGTTCTCAGAGCCGCCTCGAGTTCCTCGCCAAATCCAAACGTAGCACCTTGTACAGCAGACCTAGCAGCCTCAGCCCTCGGAGAAAACGGAATACTAGGAGCCATCACAGAACCCTGCATGTTCCTATCAATAGCAGCCGCAATCTCCTGATCTGACATGTAATCAGGAAACTCAACTCTACCCATACCGGGAACTTCAATGACCTTAGCCATTATTCAATCCTTCCAGTAGCAGGGTTGTATTTCTTAACTGGAGATTTAGGCGCTTCGATCTTGTAATACTTGGAATATTTGCTTGCAACAGGGTCTTGGCTCATCAACTCATAATTAGCCTGATGAGAACTGATTTTCTGTTGAGCAACCTTCTCCAAAGATGACAATAGAGCCTGAATCTCGCCAGCAGTAAAGTCACGAAGATTTCCACCAGCAGCCCTAGCAATCAAACTACGCTCATTCTCAGTAATAGCGCCTTGACCCTTCATAGCCTCAGCAGCCTGAAGTTCCAAACTAGCAAGTTGCTGCATTGCCACAGCAGTTCTCTGAAGTTTTTCTTGCGTATCCTTACCAGTAACACCCATAGCTGTTGCCATCTGGTCAACTGATCTAGGAACGCCAGCCCTAAAACTATCGTAAACGCCAGCTTGAATTACTGGACGCAAACGATTAATTGCACCTAAAGTATTAGACGCAGACTTTGCTTGTGCGAAAGATGCTCGAGTATCCTCAACAACACCCTTTGCAAACTCTTTCTCCATCTCACGACTACCCATATCAATAACGGTAGCCTGAGCACGACGACGCTTGATTTCAGCAGCCTGAAGTGTCGGGTCTAAGTCCTCTAGCAGTTTTGCATCTGCCTTCAGAATATCGTTTTGCTCACTAATAATTTGCTCCTGAGTCATGTTAGGAGCACGTTTTTTCAGCGATTCAACACGTTTCTTTAGCGTCGGGAATACAGCCTCAAGTTGTGGATCAACCTGATTTACCAAACCTTCCTTACGAGCCTGAGCACGAAGATTAGCCGCTATATCCTGAGACTTTTTAGCCTCATCTAACTTACCGATAGCAGTATAGTAATCAGCATCAATATCAGCAGAATCAATCTTTGATTGCAGTTCTGAAACTCTAGGGGTAATGGTTTGTGCCGTCTGGATAGGCTGAGGACGCTCAACCATCGCAGGAATAGTTTGTCCCGGAGCAGTAACAGTTAAAGGTTCACCCGGCATAGGAACAGGCATAGCCTCTGCAACCGGAGTAGGAGCAGGAGGCTGAGACATACGAGACTTACGATAAGACTCTAATGCACTACGTTGAGCAACCATCTCAAGCGCTTTATCAGGATTGTTCCTCAAGAAAGCAATCAGAGAAGGATTATCCTTAACATTAGGATCAGTAGTTATTAGATTCTCAATAGATTGGAATGCTTGCTGTTGGCGCTGCAATGCCTGTAATGTTTTTGCTCTTTCAAGTTGCTGACCCTGAATCTGTTGCTGCATTGCGAAGTTTTGCAATCCTTGTTGAGCAACTTGACCAGCCGTACCGTAACCAGCGCCTAAAGCACCTAGAACATTTTGAATCGCAGATCGACGAGGGCCTTGAGAACCCATGCCTTGAGCCAATGCAGCAGCAGCTCCAAGCAGACCGGCAATGTTAGAACGCTGACTTAGTTGTTGAGTCTGTTCAGCACCTAGAAGCCCTTCAAATCCAGCAGGAACACCGCCAAAGACGTTAGGGATATAGTCCATCAATCCAGAGCTTTGATATGGCTTCCCGGTCATTTGTGACCATGCGGCTTGTTCTTCAGGAGAAAGTGCCATACATCACCTATAGCAAAGAAACAGGAGCAGGACGCATTACATTCTGCTGCTGAGGATTCAATAAACTCATATAGTCAACCGGAGGAATTTGAGCGCCGGGACGAACAGACGCGCCCATGCCTGCCATACGAGGCTGCTGACCAAATCCTAGAGCCTGACCTACTTGGTTATATGCCCCTGCTGCTTGACCAACATTAGAAAGCATCCCGCCTTGACCAAATATCGGGCCTCTAAATGCTTCAGTAATTCCTTGACCAATGCCGCCTAGAGTAGGATCAAATCCGAATAACGAGCCGCCACCAAAACTTGAACCAGCAGCACCAGCAGCCATAGAAGCAGTCAGAGGATTTACAGCAGCCCCTAACGATGGAGCTACAACAGAACCGACTGCACCAGCCGTAATAGGATCACCCATTATTTACCTCCTTGTGGTGTCGCACTCTGAGTCACTATCTGACCCTGTGGAGCACCATAAATCAATCCAGCATATTGCTGTAGCTTCATAGCAGGTAGATTCTGCTCAAAGTTATAACGGTTAATAGCGTCCTGAAGCTCTGCTGCGCTCTGCTGTTCTCTAGCGCCGCCAACAGTCAATAGACGCTGAATATCTGCATAGTCCTGAGCAGCCATAGCAGGAGCATTTCTAGTAGCTTCCATCTGACGCTGACGCTCCGCTTCTGCACTCTGATACGCTAGTTGACCACCTTGCTCAGCAAGTGCGCGAGCAAATATATCTTGAGCCTGACCTGCTTGTTGACCCATCGCAGATGAGCCATATCTACCGCGAGAAGCGGCTTCAGACTGAAGATTCTGAATGTTGCGAGTGAATTGCTCACCAGACAATCTATTAGCTTGCTCCAAAGCACCCGCTAGAAAAGGATTAACACCTTGTCCTTGAATCGTAGCTAGTGTTTGTTGTTGAGCAGCCTGAGTCAGCGGAGAACCAGCTAAAGCACGTTGTTCAGCAAGTCCTAGAGCTTGCGTAGTAGCCTCAGACGGACTTACATACGTTTGACCCGGAAAGAAGGATGGAGTGGTTCCCTGATAAAGACGTTTAGCTTCACCAAGACCATACTCAACATAAGGCTTGAGTGTTGGATCAATCTCAGCCCTAGCTGTTTGTGTTTGAGTACCGCCGCCACCGCCCATAATTACACCTCACAAATCCATTGTTTAGGACGGAATCCATAAGCCGCCGCCCTTCTATCCCAACCGCGCCTATGGCTAGAAAATGTCAGATATTTGACGTTAGCTTGAGCCGCCATGCCTTTAATGTATTTTAAGGCATTTTCGACAACTTCATAGCTATTTTCTAACGAATAAGCAGCCCATACATGCAGAGTCTCACCCATCGGTTGTAAGACAAAGAAGCCCTTATAGTGGTTATTCTCTATCAGTACAAAAAGTAAACTTTTCTGATTGAAACAGTCGGTATATACATCCTCAACTATCCAACCATCATTTCCCCTGCTTCTAATTTTCTCTAACGCTGGCTTTATACTTTCCCACCAGCCCCTAAGTTGTTGTGGCTCAATATATTTGTATTCCATTAACCAACGATAATGTATCCGTATGTTTTATTCGCAGTCGAGTTAGCCCAATGGGTTATCGTCGCCTGACCTCTTTGTTGACTTGACACATAAACATTACTTGTTGCAGACGGAGCAACATAAGCAACTGTAACTATAGCACTAGGGATCGATGGTCTAGTCGGACTAGAACTAGTAGGATATTGTTCAATTGAAACTCCTACGTCAGATACTCTCCACATTATCTGAATGTAATCATTTGCTTGCAATTCTATAAAATAATTCATTGCAGCAATTAAGTGCGACGGATCACCAGTAGATTTCCTAGCAGGCATACTAAAACGACTATTTGATCCTGCTATATCCGATCCATTCTTCCTGAACCATATATCCGTGTCCTGAGAATCATTCGTCGTATTCTTTAACTGAATAGAAAACTGGATGTTGTAAATCCCGTAATTCCTTACGTTAACTCTTGACGTATTGGAAACATAGACACCAGACGAATAATCCGTCGTATTTAAAGCTACAGCATAAGCAGTCGCAGTATCCGCAGCAGTCTGGTCTGTAGAGTCCTGAAACGCTCCATACGGAGCTGAATCAGCCTCAGCAGCATCAGATACAGGCGTGAAGAAAATCAGGCTCTCATTGCCTATACGCTCATCGTAGAGGGTAGTTGTCGTAGCGTTACCAGTTGCCAGAGTAATAAGACCAGTGTTATTAGTCTTACCATCCATAATTCCACGAACAACCTCAGACACTTGACGAGGATCAGCGCCAAATACCGGAAGCGTTCTAAATTGTGCAACTCTAGTCATCGATTACCCTGTTTCACAACTTCAACATCTACGCCAATAAGAGTTTTCCAGTTGGAACCTGTCGGAGTAACCTTAATCCGGTGATAATCCCCATTAGACCTCAGAGAAACCCTGTTTTCTGCGTCTGCTGCTACCGGAGTTCCGAATTCAACTGTTTCTGTGAGCAAATCTCTGCTTGCAACTGCGACTGTTGCCGATCCATTATCAACAATAGGTTTTGCCAATGTGACAGTAGAACGTCCAATATCTATATCTCCAGAAACAACGTATGCAGTTTTATATGGGCCTGAAATAGCTACGATCTTTTGCTCTCTAACACCCAACGCTAAGAGTTGACCTCCAGCAAATACCCGTGAATCTAGCGGAATTGTCAGTGCATCAATGCTTGTAGAGTAATTATCTAGTTCTTCAAGTGTCGCGCTAGGCGTAAAACCATAAGAAATTGACGTTACATCGGTAGTCGCATAGCTCCATTTACCTAAATCAATACTGAAATACAGTAAATTACGCCCACCAAACGCATTTTTAAAGTTCCAAACGACTAATTTCCTAATAGGATCAACTGTTGCACTCATGGAAGTGCTAATTTCACCCGGAATAGCATTCTCAAAGAACCATCGATTGACCTTTTCTAGCCCAATGTTCTTAACCGTCTGACCATCACATACATAAAAGCCGTCATCAGCTAGAAAGTAAGTCAATCCACCAAACTGAGCGATAGAACCGTTAGAAATACAGCCTAGAGTCCTAGAAATAGCGTCAAACTGGAAGAAATACGGGCTTCCAGAGTAGGACATACGATAAATCGCCCTCTCTAGGAAGATCAAACCGTATTCACCACCTGCAAGACCAGTAATATCCCCACCATCAGGGATTACCTGAGAATCACTCTGAGAAGCAGCGCCCGGTGTCCAATCTGTCTCGTCGTTAATATCAGACCAATAGACTTTAGATTCCTCACCACCAACATTAGCCGCAACTACAAAGTCTCTAACTACCGTCACATACTTAGCTGTAGGAGCAGCCGCAGCTAAATCCGATACCGTCGTAGACCCACCTAGATCATAAGACTGCAACTTATTAGCGCCATTAGCCATAATCATCCGTGAGCCAAACTGAGTAATATCCCATTGCTCTACAGAACCGTATGTTGTCTTTAAAGCATCCAATGAGGCATCACTAGAGTCAAACTTATAGATCGAAGTAGCACTAGCAGCAAATAGAGTGGAAGCACCAGAATACTTACCTGCAAAAGCAACGAGCAGAGTTTCTCCAGCAGCGTCAGAATAGTCGGCGGCATCTCGAATAGGGGCATAACCGTTAGAAACAGGATAACAATTCACAGCGTCAGTTACAGCACCAGTTACACCCGGCTGATCTGGCAACCATTCTCCAAAAGTAATCTTCACTGTCTCACCCAATCAGTAGAACCAGCCGAAACTTGCTGCCAGACATTAGAACCCGCTGCAACATCAGTCCATGTCGTAGACTCAGGAAGAACTTCTTCCCACTCATAACCAATAATATCGCCAATTGCATCTACTGTTGCTAGTCCATTAACACTAGCCGCAGCTTGAGTAATAAGCCCACCAAGTGCTGTAACCGTACCTAGACCAGTTACAGAAGCAGATCCGTTAGTAATGTAGACAGCAGCCGCAGAAACCGCACCAGAAGCCTCTACAGCAGCCGTTCCTACCTGAACAGTGGTAACGGTAGTCTCTAGCGTTCCAAGCCCTGTAAACGCTCCTGAGCCGTTTTGAACACGTATTCCGGCAGCAATGAATACAGCCTCAGCCGTAATCGATACGCTAGGCTCAATATCATCAAATTCACAGTAACCACCAACCCAATATCCTTTGACCACATAAGGATCAATAGGTGGAGTCGCAGTTACCGTCGCAGTAGCAGTAATTGACGCAGAACCAAAAACAAAATCAGCCGCTTTAGCTGTTACAGTCGCACTAGCAGTAATAGCCGCAGAGCCTTCAATAGCCTCATATAAGGCGTATCCATCACTCCAATACCCTGCTACGACATAGCGATCAGGCTGGCTTAAGTCACCTTCGCCATATCCCTGAACCCAATAATCGTAGTCAACATAGTTAGCCACTCACTACATCCCAAGTTTGATTAGCTTCATTCCATGAATACATCCCATCAGTAGGCATCGCTACAGGAGGCTGCCAGTTAGCATCAGCGTCTAGCGTCCAGCTAGGATAAGGCTGCGGAGGCACAAACGCATCAATGTCTGCACGATAGGTATATCCAATGCCAGCATAGTGCTTACGGATATTACCGTTGTAACTTGTCTGCTTCCAAGTGCCACCGAATAAACGCTCACAGAATGCAGCGCCGATATATTCTTTCTCTACGCCATTGGCATCAGAACAGTCCTTGTTATCTACTACGATAACCCGCTGAACAATATTGCTGCCATCAATCTCTGCGAAGTGCGCCATTCAAGCCTCCAATTTCAATCCGGTCAAACTTAGTTCGTCGCCCACCACTCCAACAGGGAACGTGTTAAACGACATACTTATCCTTGTATCCTCACCTTGCACAGTAGGAACATTATGCTCAAGCGATGATGGGAACAAAATCAATCGCCCTACCTTCGCCTCAAACCACCATGACTCAGAGTTGTAGCTATTCCATTCTTTAGGTGGGAACTTAATCTGTTGCCAGCCAGAACGATAGAAATAAATCTTATCGTCTGCGTTAGTATTTAGATAAAAAACACCAGAAACAAAGCTATTCGGATGCGCGTGTTTATGATGCCATTGACCTTGCTCAGAATAATTAAACCAGCTCTGAGTAATTCTTAAATGAACGTCATGCTTAGGATCGGTTGTTGCTTTAAAGTATTCTGCTACACAATCTTCAATCCATCCTCTAAGAGAAGTCATATCTCTTAGAACAAAGTTATTTACACTGGTTAAGTTTCCTTCATTTGGTCTAGTTTCCTGACCTCTGGCAAATAATAGTTCTTCGTCAGTAAGTTCACGGTCTATGTCAAACATTCCGATAGCAGTAGGAAAAAGATTATGAATCATGCCATTGCATCCTCAATCTCTTTAACCTGTGCCGTAATTTCTTCTAGTTGCTCAGGAAGCCAAATCGTAGGAATTGCATCCTCAAACTCTTTGATCTTCTCCATTACATAATTCACTTCATCCATGCTAGGGCAAGGTCTTGGATCTTCCCAACGGGTAAACATATTGTTGCTTATTTCCCATTTAGCGCCGGGACGAAGAAGCTCCATTGCCGTGTTAATTCCAAAGTATCGATAAACTTTGCTTTGCATGAATATCCTTATTGATTTATCTTGATGATGACGATGCCAGAACCGCCTGCGCCGCCGCTGTAGGTATTTAACGCCCCGCCGCCGCCACCACCGGTGTTTGTCGTTCCATTGCTTGCGTTCCCTGTAACAGCTCCATTCCCGCCACCGCCAGCGCCTCCCGCTCCTGCGCTTGGAGTGGCATAACCACCGCCACCGCCAGCATATGTAACGGACGAACCAGAAATAGATGAGGCCGTTCCAGCGCCGCCATTACTTCCACTGCCGCCAGCTTGACCAACTGCTCCAGCGCCTCCACCACCGCCGCCAGCGTATGGCGTACCTGATTGTCCAGCCCCACCGTTATTTCCTTGCGATGGGGTTGTATTTGGAGTGTTGCCAGTTCCTCCGGTGCCGCCAGTTCCTCCACCGCCTCCACCGCCTCCAGAACCGCCGTTTTTGCCGTTTTGAGTAGCAGCGCCTGCGCCGCCACCGCCACCCGTTGAAGTAATGGTGCTGAATACCGAATCGCTTCCGTTGTTTCCGGCGGCAGTTGTTGTTGCTGCTCCACCAGCTCCAACAGTAATTGTGTATTCGGTGCCAGCAGTAACCGCTAATGAAGTTCCAGTTCTGAATCCACCTGCGCCGCCGCCACCGCCTTGATAAGCGTTTCCGGTATTGCCACCACCACCACCTCCACCAGCAACCACCAAATAATCCACACTAGTCACACCAGTCGGAGCAACCCACTTAGTAGATGACTTAAAGGTAAAGACAGTCTGCGATGCTACGGTGTATTTCAGGATGACGATGCCAGAGCCGCCTGCTGCGGATGGCTGTTGATTTGTGTAGCCACCACCACCACCGCCGCCAGTGTTGACTGTGCCAGCGGTTGCAGCCGTCGCCGGGGTTTGTCTTGCGCCGCTTCCACCGCCACCAGAACCGCCAGTTCCGACAGTACTTGTGCCACCACCGCCACCACCCCCGGCATACGTGACGGACGATCCAGTAATACTTGACGCAGTTCCAGCACCGCCATTTCCACCTGTGCTTGCAGAACCATTTCCCCCAACAGCGCCAGCGCCACCACCGCCACCAGCTCCAGTACCGCCCGTAGAAACCGCAGTACCGCCGTTATTTCCTTGAGATGGTGTTGTTGATGGAGTGTTTCCACTCCCAGCTGTGCCGCTAGGGTAAGGCGCAGTTGCCGACGCTCCTGCGCCGCCTCCAGAGCCGCCGTTTAATCCATTTTGGTTTGTGTTGCTAAACGCGCCGCCGCCACCGCCGCCCGTTGATGTGATAGTGCTAAATACTGAATCATTCCCATTGGTTCCTTTGTTACCAGTGCTACCTGCGCCACCGCCGGAGCCAACAGTAATTGTGTAATCAGTTCCAGCCGTTACACTTAAACCTGTGCCAGTTCTAAATCCTCCAGCACCACCGCCACCAAAATCGCCACCGCCAGCGCCACCGCCAACAACAAGATAATCGACGCTGGTGACACCAGCCGGTGCTGTCCATGTACCAGAGGCAGTAAACGTCTGTACTACACTAAGGCCGCTAGTCGCTAATGCACGACCTAACAGCATTGCCATGATTCCACTCATATCTGTTCCTTAGCTTACGTTTCCAGTTACAACACAAACAGTGCCGCTAATGAATAGAATCGTTGCAATACCCCTTGTAGCAAGAGTCATCGTGTCCTTATCAGTATTTGTTCCTGCGATATAAGCAGTAGTAATTGAGCAAGTAATCGTAATATTACCCGTCGTATTATTAAAAATGCTAATTACATCGCCAGCAGCAAATGTAATTCACCAACATCTGTTGTCGCAAGAGTGTAAGAAGTCGTTTTATCTGAACCAGACTGAGGCACATTTCTATAGCCTAGTGTCGCAGCATCAGGAGGAAGCGTATAAGTATTCGTAGCCGCCGCAGCAGGAGCATTCAACGTCGCAGTACCGCTAGAAGAACCATTTAGCCTCAGATTTCCACTGTTAAACGATTGGTTAGCACTCCATGTACTAGCCGTATCAGGTTTAGCGTAATCCGTTCCAGCCGTAGCAGCAGCCACCACACCTGAAGTTGCCTTCAATACACCTGTTACCGTAGCTCGCTTTAGAACCTTGCCTGTCGTGCTACTCCACAAGGCAAGTTCACTGTCTACGCTAGACGTAATGCCTTCAATCTTGTCATTGTTCAGATTACTAAAGTTGTTATCAACCTCAGTAAAGCTAAGGGCTGATCCCTTAACATTCCGTAAAGTAATTGTTGTCATTTAATTACCCCTTACGAAAGTTGAACGCTCAGATTGCCAGCAGTAATCTTGAACACATCACCGTTATTAATCGTCTTAGATGCGTCCAGAGCCGTATGAAACAGCAGATTCCCTGAAGTCACCGCATCACGGATACCGACATAAGTAATCACGCCCCAATCAGCAGTAGCTTGAGGAAACTCTACCGCCGCACTATTAGTTGACGTGCCGTTACTCGGAGCGCCAAAAGTAATAGCCTGACGTACATACGACCCACCAGTGATCTCAGTGCCAGTATCAGCGTCCGTAGGATCAGACGTGTATAGCGCCAGATAAGTCGTTGTAGGACTCGTATAGCTTGTGTTGCGGAGAACAGCGTTAATCAAAGCGTTCTCAAGGTGGTTTGACATTTCGGCCATTTTTTACCTCACATAAGACATAGACATAGGCTGACCACCGTACTCACTGGATTGGTCAGAAGTATTAATTGCAGTTATCGCACGATCATACAAAGCAGCCCAAGTCTGCAACCTTGGCCTGAACCGGAGTCGTTCTAAGGTGCATGTCTCGCATCTCTAGGAAGTCCGTAGGAAGCCCTACAGTCGAATCACTAGCGGTAGTATCAGCGCGAGCTACAACGAGCATCTTGCGCGTTCTAAGGTCTCTAGCGAGCCTTTCCTCGGCTAAACGGATAAAGTCCGGTATCTGGTCAGTAAGATCACTTCTAGCCAGATAACTTGCTACCGAAGTCTTTAGCGAACTGTAATCCGTTAGCGCCATGTCTATTTCCCTGCGTTATAGTCCTCGATTGCAGTCTCTCCAACATCAGCCCATGTATGCTCAGATACACCTAAATGACCGATATACTTTGATAGATCATGGTCAACATACGTCGGGATTCCCTCATCTAAGGCCTTCAGACAAAAATATACGTCCTCGCCTATGATTCCCCTCGGTGACCACTGAGCATCAAACCACGGAGTTCCTAACTTCTCAAAGACTTCCCTACGAATCAAGGTTACACCAAAACCAACAGCAGTAACCTGCTCAATTCCTTCTTTTCCACGCGAATCTACCTTTAGCCAACGAGTCTTTTTAATCTCACCCGTCTCATCATCCTTAGTCAACTCTAAATTCAGAGCCGTACTAACAATAGGCTTTCTGCGTGTAACTGCATTGACACCTAATATCGGAACATTGCGACTTAGCATGATGCTAATAATATCGCTAGGGAACCGCATATCTGAGTCAATAAACAAGACTGCATCACAACCTTCTGATAACGCAGCCTTTACTAATCCTTCTCTCTGGTCAAAGATCAGAGTTCCTGCCATCGTGTAGAGCTTCAGACCGTTCCCTGTATCTCCACACCGAAACTTCACATCGTGTCCGACCATCTTGGCAAAGTCGAACGCAAATCCTGTATGTACCTCATCACGCGCTGGAACACATACTCCAACTGTGACACCTTTTTCCTTCGCTTTCTT